ATATTCTTTAACATTTAATATGCTTCCAGTAATACCAAAAGTAGATATTAATGTTTGTAAACCATAAGTTGTACCTTTAGTTTTTAATAGTAAAGGTAAGTTATGGTAAATTCTTTTATATGATTCTGCAAGTAAATCTTTACGTGGGATTGTGTTTAAATAAGAGCCTGTAGCTGAAAAGTCATTATCAAAATTAGCACTACCACTATTACCAATTAAGAAACTAACATTATCTGAATCTCCATATTGGTTATATAATTTAGTTCCTAATGATTCAAGTACATAATACACTAAATCTTTAGATACACCTTTTTCTAAATTATTATTTGCTAAATTTACATCTGTAATTGCTTGTAAGAATATCCAAATATTATCAAAATAATGACCAACCATATTAAGGAAAGTAATATATTGAGTATTATTATCATCGTCCTTAATATAACTCGGTAGTGTATTAACTATATAATTTGAATTGTTGTCATCATATAAAGCTGCACTTGCTGTAGCAGCTAAATACCAGCTATTAGCAGATGCCGTACTGTATAGGGCGTATGGTAATGTAGAAGTAGATTTAGGCCATGAATATGAACTAGATTCAAAATATAGATATTGTTCAAATCCATCAAGATTAGATATAATATCGTTAATGCTTGCTGTTGCTACATTTAAATCGTTAATTAGATTTGGGCGACTAGAAGTTAAAGCAGTATATGCTATTATATTGTTTTTATAATCTTCTATTTGTTTTACCTTACTATAAAAATTAATAGTTCTTTGTTTAGCTGAGCTAAAGAAGATAAAATTATTGTAATCAGTATAGTCTACATTTATATCAATGCTTTGTGAAGTCATTAAACTTAAAAGCTGCTGATATGAAGATGTAGAAATATTTTGTACACTATTAATCAAACCAGTATAGTTCTGATATGATGTAGCTACATTATTTTGATTAGGTATGTCTATGTCGAAGTTAGGACCTCTTAATTTAGGACCTTCTGCTAATGTAATTAGCTTATCTAGATTAATACTAAACGAATATGAATCTGTTTTTTCTTCAACAACCCATAAATTATTTTTTACCTGAATGTTTGAGGGTAATGGTTGGTATAGTTTAAATAATATCTCGTATCCGGTTTCAACTTTATTTAAAGCAACGTTTACCGCTACCGCTTGTTGGTTTGAACCGAAATTAATAAGGTAATCAGTAAAGTAAAGTGAACTAGAATATTCATTTATGAGTGATAAAGAACCACTTTCAATCTGTTCGTTTGTTAAAACGGTTGAACCTACTCTAATTTCAGTTCTGTCTGCTGATATTTCTTTTAAAAATAATTCAGCATTTGGATTTGAAATTCTATTATTAAATAAATTATATTGAACTTTAAATTCACCAGATGAATAACCTAAATTTTGAAGATCCATAACAGGATCAATTTCAATTATAGGAAGAGTACCATTTGTATTTACAAATGAAGTAGAAGGTGATTTAATATTTCTATAACTATAATTAGAATTTAAAAGATTACCTCCAGCATCATAAACAAAATATTCAATATAATCGTTTACATTACCAAAATCATCTTGTATTTTTTGAGATGAAATTAACCTAACATCAGTCGCCTCATAACGAGATACTGTTTGAGTGTCTAAAATATTGCCTACTATTTTTATATTATCTGCCATTATTTCTTAGTCAAGTCGTTTACTATTTGTTGTGTCTCCAGTACCTGTTGTCTCAATGATGTAATTTCGTTTAATAAAGCTTGTACATCGTCTTGGCTAATACTAATACCTAAATAATCAGCTTCACGTTGTAAAATGTACATATGTGAATTAGTATCTCCTTCTTTTGGAATCTGATAAAATAAATCTTCATACAACTGAAAAAAATCATCAATTGAAAAAGAGTTAGTTTCGGCTACACCTTGATTTAATAATTGACTAAATTGTATGTCAATTACTCTACCATAGGTATCCTTATTAAATACAGTTTTTTGTACTGGTATTTGAGACATTATCTTATAACTTTAAAAATATAATCTTTATCAGCCACTATTGTTTCTTTAGTTGAAAGTACTGTTTTAATAAGTAATTTATAATAACGTTCTGGTTCTAGACCGTTCATATAGACGTCAAAATAGTTACTGTTAGAATCACAGCTAATTTTAGTGTATGATGTATCGTAATCTACGACCATTTCTTCAGTATCCAAGTCTTTTATTGCCCAATATGAAGAAGTAGGCAACGCACGTTGGTTTGAAAAACCTAAAGACGTTCTAAATGTAGTTGTTGGATATAAATCACGTACTGCAACTCTAAAACGCTGTATTGAATCTTGCTGATATTCAGATTTATTATTGTTAATAGCAATAGCAACGTAGCTAGATGTAATAACGCTTAATGAACCTGTACTATATGAGAAATCATTCCATCTTATTTCAAGAGTAGGAGGATAAATAGTATGAGTATTATCTGAAAAGTATTTTAATTCAAATCTAGAAGATGTTGCAAATTCTATAGATGAAGAATGTTTTAGTATAAATCCGTAATTATTAATAGAACTACTATACCAAGCTTTAACAGTATTGGATACTTTAGTTTCAATATCTTTTGTTGAATTATGGTTAAATGATTGAGTAGATGTATAATTAGATGCAGTCCACCATGTACCACCACCAACATTTATATCATATGATCCGGTTACACCGGTAGGAAAACTACCTTGTATCCAATCATTACTGCCTGATGTATTTGTATATTGCCAGCTAACGCCGTCTGTTATTGATGGTGAATCGCCTAGGCGACCTGTACCTTGATTCCAATTAGCGGCTACGGGGTGTGCGAATAAAGTATAGTTTAATGGTATTTGAGAGGCATTAGCTAATGATAACTTTAAGTAAGCATCAAAGGCGCTGCCTGAAACTTTATTCGTTATTATGTCCGTTATCTGATCAGAAGGGAATTGAATTAATATACGAGATACCTCAGAGGTACCGTTGATAGATTTAAAAGTACTAGCTTCTAATATTTCATCAATGCCCGTATTGAGGGCAGGATAAAACGAATAGAGAGTAGCACTCTTCTCAGGAAATATTTTATAAATGGCCATAGTCAGTAATTACTACATATAAATATAACAACTACCAAACTATTTTACGCTAATACTGCGTAAAACTCATTGAAGTGTTTGATACGATCAGGTAAACCAATGGTACCACCATTAACACGTTTAGTGATTGATGTAACAACGGCATCAGTTGCACCACCATCAGCCATAATATGTAATTTGTTTTTGTTAAAGAACCAAGCTGCTGATAATAAAGCATATTTTTCGGCTACCCACGTTGGGTTAGCAGCAATATCTTCATTTATAGATTTACCAAATGCAGTATAATTATCTTTACCAGTTAATTGAATATAACCGCGACCACAGAATTTAGCACCATCACCTGTTGCTTCAGGACCGTTCCCCATTCTATTACCATATACTTTGTTAGCAATTTTTTCGGGTTTGCGTTCGTATGGTAAAGCTGATTCTAGTGTTGGAAAATATTTTTTAAATATACCATTTAATCCTTTAGCACTATAATTTAAGTTTTCTTTTGTTAAACGGAATCCACCTGATTCGTGACCACACTGAGCTAAGAAATGAGCTAAGCGTAATGGAGTATTGATTTCAAATTTCTCCATAACTCCAGGAATCTGAGCGATTACAGTGTCCGGAACATGTCCTTTTAATTTTTCTAAATTCATATTTTTAATTTTAACTTACTACTACTCTACCTTGAATATCTGTATCTGGATATCTGATTTCAAATATAGCTGGATCTAACGACGGATAAATATTATTTTTCTTAGTAGCTCCTACTATATCGTAACCATATTGAGAATAATTTCCACCTTGTTTATTTATAACTTCTAATTTGACTACTGATTGTACACCTTTAACTTGTAAAAGTTTAGATATTACATCTGAAAGGATAATTGGTTGGTTGATTGACCATTTATCTGTATTAAAATAGTCTTTTAAAGTAGCTATACAATTTGTTAAAACATCTTTATTAGAATATCCACTTAATGTTGTAATATCAAAATTTACTCCTACGTTAATATAGAAAGCATCTTTAATATTAATAGCATCAGTAACCATTCTGTATTGATTAAGATACGTTATTAAATTTTGTTTTAATGTTGTTGATGCTGTATTTAATTGTTTGCTGCTGTTGTAGGATAATATATACAAATCTAAAGCTAATGGATTTCCTGATTGGATATTAGCTACAGTCTCTTGAGGATTTCTATTAAAATCTTGTGTAATGTATGCTTTAGCTATAGTACCATATTCAGAAGGCATTGACATTGCTCTAACGATATAATCTTCTTTTGTTACTGTTCTTAATTGTGTTGAATAAGAATATAAAGCATTTTGCCTAATTTCATCGCTTGTATCTCCGTTTCTTCCACCTGAAGATGGATCTGGATTATTAGATAATACACTTGCTAAAACAGAACCGGATAAAGAACCTGGTGTATTTTTAAATGTAATATTAGAAGTATCTATTGTAGTTAAGTCATTAGCAGGTACGTTTGCACCAATTCCACCACCAACAAGATATTTTACAGTTAAGTTACCTGATGGTACTAAACCATATTCTTGAGTAAAGAATGTAGAGGCTTCATTATAGTTATTAGTTAATAATGAAATATTAGGTACTAATCCTAATTGAATATTATCTGGAGTTGGTATGATTTGAGAATCTGTTTTATTAGAAGATAAACCGGCTCCAAATTCTAACTGTAAAGTATTATCAGATAAGATCCTAGAAACAAAACGTCTAGGTGCTTTTTGTAATTGTAATAAATAAGGTACCCCATCGCTTCCAGAGGTAGAATTAAATCCTTTTTGGAATATAGATGATTGAGCTAAATATGGTACTTCATACCACGTATTACTATCACTACCAGTAACATTTAATATTTGTAATATGTTAGTATCTGTAATAGTAGTAGTAGCAAACTTTTGATTAGCAGGTATTGAAATCGTTGTTGATTTAACTTCAGCCGAAATAGCTTCTACTGATTTTTTAAATAAATAATAGTTTGAGTTTACATAGCTAATTTCAGTACTACCCGTATCTGTAAAATCTATTTGTTGTGTAGTTAAAAATTTAGTACCTGTTGAAGTTGACGTTATAGATGTATTAGCAGGTATAAGTAAACCATAAGTATTGTAATCAGGTCTATATGTAGCTCCTCCATCAGATGAAGTAGCAGGCATGTATTGGTATACGTCAAGAATAGTATTTGAAGCGTATGATGACTTAGGACGATATCCCATAGTATAAGCTAAAGCATATAAATTTTCTTTTTCTTTAGCATACAATAAGAAGTTTTCTTGTACTTGAGTATCAAGATAAAATGACATAATA